TCGTTGGATGATTTCAGAGATAGGCGCAAGCGTTCTCGCGAGTATTTACGTGGCAATCAATGGGGTGATATGATGGTAGATGATAATGGAGACACTATCACCGAAGAAACAAATATCCTGAACCAAGGTAAAGTACCATTGAAGCAGAATGTTATCAGGCAGCTAATAAGGTCTATAATCGGGCAATACCGCACAGGTAAATCAAAAACAGTAGTATTAGCACGTAAGAAAGATGATACCAAAATAAGCGAGATGCTTACTAATACCCTGCAAACTGCTCAATATAATAACGACACAGAAGAGATTGACGCACGTATGGCAGAAGAGTTTTTCTTATCTGGGATGGCATGTTCTAAATCTAGTTACTCATTTGTTAAAGAATGGGACACAGAAGATGCTGTAACCAAAAACATAAGCCCTCAAAGGGTATTCTTTAATACTGACATTGAAGATACCAGAATGAGAGACTTACGCATGATAGGTGAGTTAATAGATACCACCCTTAATGAAATAGTAGCCTCATTTGCTAAGAATGAAAAGGAAGAAGCCAAAATTAGAGGTTGGTACAACTCCGTTACTCCTAAAGATGTTATGATTAGTGGTGATGGACTTTCTCCTACATTACTTGACGACTTAGACTTCTACATACCTAGTGATCCAAGCAAGGCAAGAATAATAGAAGTATGGGAGCTTGTAAGCGAATGGCGTACATATGCACATGATTATTTGGATGGCTCTTATGTAATCACCAAAACAAGTGTTAAAGAATTGCAAAAGGTTAATGATGAACGATTGTTAGTAGGTATTGAAAATGGAATGGATCCCGAAGAAATACCTATGATTGATTATAGCAGGAAAAAGGAACAGTTTTGGGTGGTTAAGTTTTTAACTCCTTACGGACAATGCCTATATCAAGGTGAGACAATCTATAACCACCAATCGCACCCTTACACGTTAGTAGCATATCCTTTGCTTGATGGTGAAGTATGGGGACTGGTAGAGGACATTATCGACCAACAAAGAAGTATTAACAGAATGACATCATTAATTGATTCTATTATGGGATCATCTGCTAAAGGTGTGTTAATGGTTCACGAAGATGCTATTCCTAAAGATATGGATATTGGAGAATATGCAGAAGAATGGACACGTTTTAACGGTGTGATAGTTTACAAAGGTAAGACCGGCACTCCGGCTCCATATCAGGTAAGTTCAAACTCTACCAATATTGGCGCACAAGAAATGCTTGCCATGCAGCTAAAGATGATACAGGATATATCAGGAGTTTCATCAGCGATACAAGGACAACAAGCAAAGTCAGGCACTCCAAGCTCATTATATCAGCAAGAAGCTTTAAACTCTACTACTAACACTAGAGATATGTTTGATGTGTTCTCATGGTATAAACGCCAGAGAGATACTAAACTACTCAAAGTTATTCAGCAGTTTTATGATGAAAAACGCTATGTAGCTGTATCAGGAAACAGATATGCCGAAGAAGCAATGTACTATGATCCAGAGGTAGCAGGTAATGTTCCTTTTAACTTAGTAGTTACCGAAGGTGTAGATACTCCAATACATAGAATGATAATTGACGATCAGCTTAAAGGCTTATTAGAAGCAGGAGTAATAGATGGTGAAATGTATTTAGAAAACTCAAGTTTGCCATTTGCTGACAAAATCCTTGAAAGTATAAATAAGAGGAAACAGCAAATGCAAGATGGACAACCAATGGAACAGATGCCACCTGAATTAGTAGAGCAGGCACAGCAAGGAGCTAATCCAGAGGCAATGCAAAAGTTACAGCAGTTTGTCGGTAGATAAAAAACATGTATTAATTACACAGAGTTTTATTTTAAAGTAGTTTTATTTGTAACATATATAAACAAAATGCGCCATGACAAAAACAATAACAGAAGTATTGAGTAGTCTTTTACCAAAGAATCAATCAACAAATCGTAAGTTCAATAATGCTATTGTAGATGCAATAACAGCTGTGTACAATGAAGTTGTAACTAATCAGAAAGTGGAACTTATTGAAGAAATTACCGAAGCTGTAACCTTAACTTCAGATGATAGCGGAAAAGTATTTATTCTTAATGCAGCAGCAGGAGTAGAAGTAGCTCTCCCTGCAATAGCAGCAGGATTAAAATTTAAGTTTATTTTAGGAGCTGCATTTATAACAACAGATTGGACTATATTAAGTGCCACAGATGTTACACAGGGAAATGTATTAGTAGCAGGAGCGCATGTAGCTGGTTCTGATGAAAATACTGTTTCATTCGTAGCAAGTGCAGAAAGTATTGGAGATTATGTAGAGTATGTAAGTGATGGAACTAACTGGTATGTATCAGGTAGCGGAGTTACAGCAGGTTCTATTACGTTAACAACCGCCTAATAAATGGGGATACTCTTAATCTAATATTTCTTTAAATTTAACAAAGGTAATAGGGCAAATACGTCTTATTACCTTCGTTATATTTACAAGTTGATAAATGTGAGCTTACAAATAGGTAACAGTCAACGATAGTAACGCCTTGCGATAGTAGTATATTCTCTTTAGGTAATTTCCTGTTATTAAAGAATAGCTCTATTTTCTTTAAATCTTTCATTCCTTAATAAAGTCAAATATCAAATATCCTTCATCATCATAATACTTTGGTTTGGCGTTGTCGGCTTTTCTCCATGCCGACCATAAACTAGATATTGTATTCTCGCTACATTCTATCCATTCACCATTATCACCTTTGTAATACTGGTAATCGTCATTCTCTTTAAATGCTGTTTGGTTTCTCATAACTTGTCTATTAATTTTGGTTGTTTATTTATTAAAGAATAGCAATCCAGTATTCGGATTAATCTATTAACAATAGCTGTATTTTCATCAATTGTTAATAGAAAAATATAAAGGTCACTAATGTAATAATGCCATTCCTGTATTTGGCTATGTTGGTTTAAGTAGTTCATAATTTATTCCTGATTATCTTAGTTAAAATATACTGCTCTCTACCTTTATAATAAAAGTCCTCTTTCTTATTGTACTTAAATCCCTCCTTTTTTAGTAAGGCTACAGCATCTTTCTTTTTATCAAATACAGCAATAGGAAACCAGTTGTTTACAAACATTTCTAACAAGTAACTCATAGTTTTATTTTTATTACTATTATCAAAAAGGTACGTGAGCTTTATTGTAAACCCACATTCCTTTAGGGTCTTTAGATACCTTAACGCTATGATAACAGATGTGAGACTGTCCCCTGGGACGCTTTAACCTTTTCTGAGGCAGGTAAATCTTCACTCTCCAAGACATCGGAGTAGTTAAATTCCAGGGTTTTTATTTCTTTCGGTGCAGAAGCTTTGCTACATCAGATACAATTTCAGTAGTGTATTTTTTATTACCGTCTTTATCTTCATAACTTCTATATGTAATCTTTCCTTCAATAGATACTAAGTCCCCTTTTTGCAATTTTGTTTCTCGATACATAACTATATTATGCCATGTGGTTTTTTCTTGCCATTCTCCTGACTGTTTGTCTTTCCAACTTTCTTTTGTTGCTACTGAAAATGATGTTTTTACATTTCCGTTCTCAAATTTGAAAATCTCTGGTGCGTTACCAATGTTTCCTACTAATAAAATTTTATTCATTGTGTTTAATTTAATTTATATTTCCATTTATAACCACCTGCATGGTTATAATGAGGATTATTTTTACATGATTGACAAATGTTGCCTGCCCTTATATTTGTTTCTTTTGTAGGACTTAATCTTTCCTTTATTACTAACTTCGTACAACCCCTCATAACCTTCAATATCTTTCCAAATTTCCGTATTCATCTTCCTTGTATTAAAATTATATATTTACGTTTGGTTCGTCCATACCACAGTACTACCATATTATCCTCGTCTATATCAATAGATGGTCTGAATATTATTATAAGTAGCAATATGATTATTAGAATTATCATGCTGTTATGTATGAGGCCTCATTAAGAATATCACTCCATGTAACATTAGGGGCGAAACGTCCTCGCCTCTTTAACCTCATTATTTTAAATTCATCTTTAGTTATGGTGACAAAATCACCCTTATAATCTTTAAGTATTACATGTTTTTTACCGTTGGAACGCTCACTTAGGTAATCAGCTATTTTTCTAGCCTGCCTTAACGCTCTACGTTCTCTCCAGATAAAATATCCATCTCTAATAGGCTGTATAAATTCAATGTAAAACCATTGTGCTATTTTTCTCATATTTATCTTTTTTTATCAATTATATCATATCTCAATCCCATTACCCAACTACTAAAATTCATGGTTCGTTTATCTTCCATTGCTCGATCTAGTGTAGCACTATACCAGTCCCATATTAAATTTCCTGATACATCGTTATCAATATCATAATAAATATCAGTAATGTTAAAATAACAATCTCCAATTAGTGCCATGTCCTCATTAACAAAATCATAGTAGGTATCATGTTTTTTACAAAATGCCTTTAAATATAGCTCATTTACTGTAGTCCTTTTTTGTTTTAGTGTTTTCATGTTAGAAGCTTGATTCGTTAATTATTCTCTTTCTGTTCTTTAATCTATTCTCCTTAGCCTTTTCTAAATCAACTATATAAGGTAATGGCATGTCGTACTGGCTAATCCATAAAGATATGTCTGTTGACATCTCAATATCATCATGCCCACCATCCACAGCACCAACGGTATCGTCAGACTTTCTTTCAAACTGGTCACTCTCGTCACATGCCCTGCTATCACATTCGATATATTCATCATCACGCATAGCTGCATTTTTATAGTTGATAATCATATCTTTTGAACTCCTGTTAGTATGGAACCCATATTTAACAGGCATACCTTCCTTTACAGCATCTTGTGGGCTTGACTTAATGTAAAGGTTATCATAATGTTCAGCAACTTCATTCAGAAGTGTTAAAAATCCTACACCTTCAGTATTCTCATATTTCCTTAGTGAGTTATTTTCAAATGCCACCATAGCATGATTATAAAATTCACCTACCTGCACAGCTAACCAGGCCAACAAGTCCTGGTCTATATGTATTTTGTATGTAGCCACAAATTCAGGAACTCCGGCATACATCATCCAGTATCTATCTAGTACGCGAATAACAGACCAGTCAGCATCTTTACTTTTGCCTCCTATATCTATGGTAACTAAATATCTATGGTCTACTGTTATTGATTTGTCTGGAAGTTCCCATATCCATAATTCACCATTTGCAGACTCTTCAAAGCTTATGTTCTTTAGTGCATCATCACCTTTATTGCCGTCAGCGTATAAATGTCCTTTAAATTGAGGTGGAACACAATTAAGCCTAGTTTTTTCTACAATGGATGGAGCATAAACTCTACGTCCGGTAGACTGGAAAGCCTCAATTGCAGATGATGGAAACTCTGAACGCATGCGCCATGTGTCACCATCAAACTCGCGCAACTTTCCCCTGTACCACTTAATTCCTTCTAGTGTCGCTCCTATTGACCAGAGCCATATCTCATAATCATCAAGACTTTTATGGAAGTCAGTAAGCTCCTGTTTATCTTCAAACTTATCCCTATATATTTCTATTTCAAACCAAGGGACAAAAACAGGATCAAGATTGTTTATTTGCTCTACTGCATTGGTATAAACATTATGGAAGTAATTACCCACTCCTTTTGCGGTACTCTCAAGTACATATAGTGTATTATGTTTTGAAGGTATTGTTCCTAAAATTGCTTGTGCAAGATCTTTAGGTTCTTTACCTTCTGTTTTCTTCCAAAATGCCACTTCGCTATTTTTTACTGAAAAAGCATATGTTCTAAAAGAATGGTCGGTATGTTCTACTTCTATATCAACTACTTTTTTAATAGTTGTTTTACTAAGGCTTTTTATTTTCATCCAAGCATAGCCATTTTCTATTTTACTTTTTTCAGAGTATTTATGACCATTATTAGGATATTCTTGTGATGATACAGATCTAATTTTCCTTCCAGAAGATCCTGTCCATCTTACTACATATTTTTTTTTACAATTCCTATTATAATAGACCCCTGCTTTCCTAGTCTCTATTGAAGGAACTCCATAACCCAATGCAATGGAAATATCCTTAATTTGCATTGCGATAGAAGATGATATAGAAGTGGCTGTAACATTTGTTAGAGTATATTTTCCTTGTTTACTATCAGTCTTTGATCCATCACCATGTAAGTACCCAACAAGCACCCCCCTTAAAAAATCTGTTCCACAATCAAAAAACCAATCTGGTAAAGTCTTAAATTCTTTGGCTCCAATATTATCATACAGGAATCTTGATAAAGCAACATCATAAATAAATTCTTGTGTTGTTTTAGTATTAGGTCGTTTTTTTCTAATCATTCTAACCCCAAATCCTTTTATTGCAGATAGTGCTTTATCAGCATACTCAGCTTCATCATCGTGTCTTGTAAAGGATGATTCACTAACTCGTCCTTTGTAAACATGAACACTTCCTTCTGCTAAAAAGTAACCAAAGAAATAGCCTAATTCTTCTGTAATACTAAGTGATTTTCCGCTTAGTTTTGGAATTTTACCTCCTCCATGTTTCCTGTGAGTATAAATAGGAAGAGTAATACTACTTACTTTATTAGTGACCTTTCTTACTGGATAGCTTAATAGATCTTCCTTTTTTAAATCTCTTGCGTTAACCCACCCTCTTTGTGTGAATACAGGATGATTAGGGGTTAATGTTACTGAGCATTGTCCCCATGCTTTAACTTTAATTGCCTGACCATTACCGTTTAATTTAGTTGGAGAGGATATTGTTACATTTTTGACTAATGTTTCTGCTCCAGTATGAGTAATAACTTTATCTCCAGGTTTAATTTCATCTGCTCTTTTTGTGAATCCATTTTCTGTTGGTATTTCAGTTTTTGTATGAATACATAAATGAGCCATAGCAACATCATCACTACGCACACTCTCTGGTGTCTGCATTGATCCTACAGTAATTTTATTAGAACGCTCAGGGATTATCTTAATATTACTCATCCCCTCAAAAGGCTTTAATGTAATCTTACCAGGGTAATGTTTTACCATATTGGAATACATGTACCTAATATTAGTAGCCTGTTGGTTAATTTCAGCAGCTATGAGCGAGTTCCAGTTTGTTTTATGTAGTATTTGAATCCATGCCATATAAAGTTGGACAAGGGTAGAACCTCCCCATTGTCGGGCTTTAAGAATAATCATCCTTATAGGCTTACGTGCAAGTCTCATTTTCTCTAACCTGGCAAGCACCCTACGCTGTGGCTTGTTGAGCTTAAATGGTATTAGATCGCCTCCATCTTTAGGTTTGATCTTCACCTTACTAAAAGCCCAATACTCAAAATCGTACTTATCTCTGGTATCTAATACTAACTGTATTGTTGGCTCCAGTTGCTTTATGTTCTTATTACCTTTGATAAACTTTTCAATAGAATCATACTCACAGATAATTTTAATAATAGGATCTTCTTTCATCTCTACCGGGAGATTAAATACTAATCCCTCAGTAATCTTAAAAGGAAACCTATCAATTAAGGAGCCAACCCCAAATGTAGGATTGTAATACTCGTCTAAGAGTTCATTCCTGGTTGTATTTTCTTGTAGTATTTCAGTCAATGTTCACAATTTTACTAAAATCACCTACTCTAGTTTTAAATTCTTCTATTTCGCACCTATGAGGAACATATCTATTCCTAACCATTTTATTGATTATGCGAGTAACGAAGTTAGGGGCTATGTAAAAATGGTCTGATACTATCTGGTAAAGTTTATTCCTTTTCATTGTGCAGGCATCATCACCGATATACTTTATTAATAAGGTGTAGAAAATAAATACGTCCTTATGCTTAGGCATGTAATCTGTATTATAAACTTGTCTCATAGTTAAATATAGAATTATAGCACAAATATAGAATAAATATTAAAATCATGTACTAATTACATACAAATTAAATCTATATACTTTTATTTTACAACATTATTATAGATAAAAATAAGTTTTAAGTAAAATGGGAGACGGAAGTAATAATAGCGGACAATCAGCAGCAGCAAGTGGAGCAGGTGAAGGTGGAGACGGTGGAGCAACAATGTCAGCCGAAGCAAACGGATCAGAACAGGCAACACAAGAAGTTACTAACAAAGCAGACAGCAGGTCTACTTTTAGGTCAAAATTTGGTGAAGGCATTGAAGGTTGGGACGGTGAAAACAATGATATGTTCTACGGAGAAGCTAACAAGCAGTTCGATGGACTTACAAAATATCAAAACGATAACAAGTCAATTAACAAAAAAATGATTGATACGCTGAACTCTAACCCGGAGGCAGCAGGATTATTTAGAGATATTATGAAAGGCTCTTCATTACAGGAAGCCATTGCTCGTAACATTGATGTTGATTCTATTAAACCCATGGAAGGTGATCCTGATATGGAAGGATGGACTAAAGGACTTGAAAGCAGAAAGAAAACTCTAGCAGAAAGAGAATCCTACCAAAATGAGATTAGTGAAAACTCTCAATTAACCAGTAAAGAGATTGTTGCTTTTGCAAGCGAAAACAGTCTTGATGAAGAATCCACAATGAAAGTAGTGAATGCTTTTGATGGTTTTATTGCCAATGCTGTAAAAGGTAAGGTAAGTAAAGCTGATTTAAACAGATACTACAGAGGTATGAACGCAGATCAAGAGGTAGCAGATGCCACAGACAAAGCTACTGTTGATGCTAGGAATGAAAAGATAGAAGTACTTAAAGAAGATACTAACAAGCAGCGCACAGGGGATGGACTTCCTAATGTGAACGCTACTAATAAAGAAAAACCCGCTGAATCAAAATCCGATGATCCATGGGTTCAATCAATTAATGAACAAGTAGAAAAAGAAAACAGGTAAATATTTAAACAAAAACGGAGAACTAATGAAACGTAACATTTTTAATACAGCAAAATTTACAATAGGTTTAATAGCCGTTGTATTGGCAACCGGGGGCATGTTCGGTTTTATCGACATGTCATGGTTAAGCCCAGAAGGAATAGGCTTGGCGATGGCTGCCGCAGCAGGAGAAGTAATACAAGAAACAGTTGACACAAAAAACACGTCAGATGCATCTAGTTCATTACTTACCAACACGATTGATAAGAAGATTACTCTTATTCGTCCAGACCTTAACCCCTTAGATACGATTATAAGGAATATAGGTATCAGTAAGCCAATTAAATCATGGCAAACTGAATACTATGCAGTTGAAACCAGAGGAGTAGCTGATACAGTAAAAGCTACTAAAGCAGCAACAACAGGTTCAGCAGAATGGGCAACACAGACATTCACAGTAAGTAACATTTATATATGGGCTGTTGATGATGTAGGTATCTTTCAAGATGCAGGTGATGGTACAGAGGTAGCATTTAATGTAGTAGCTAAAAACAATAGCACAGATACTTTAACAGTATTTATCCTTAACGGAATAGGAACTAACACTAATGAGTTGCCGTCTTTAACAGCAGCCGATCCTATTACTCGTATTGGTAATGCCAAATCAGAACTTGATGCACAAACAAGCCCTTACGCTGTAATGCCTCAAAAATCATATAACTATGCTCAGATACATATGGCTCAGGTAGAGCAGGGTGTTTATGCTAAGTTACATGATAAAGAAGTACAATGGAATCTTAATGATTTCCGTTCAGAAGCATTATATGACTTGCGTAGACGTATGGAATTAACATCATTGTTAGGTTATCGTAGACATTTCTATGATAGTACTGGTGAAGATTATAAATATACTTCTGGTGGTCTCGTAAGAGATATTACACAAAACTTAACTTATCCATCTGGCACTATTGATAATGATACATTTATTGGTTGGAGTAAGGATATTTTCACAGGAAATAACGGTTCATCTACTAGAGTATTGTTTGCCGGATCAGACCTTATGAAGTATATGGGAGCTATTCCAACAGTTGATAAGCAGCTTACAGGTGAGAATGTAATGGTTAAATGGGGAGTTGAATTTAATAAAATTGTAACCAACTTTGGTACTCTTTTAGTTAAGCATCACCCAACATTAACAGACCTTGGTTATAATGAGAGCGGAGTCGTTCTTGATATGATGAATGTTGAGAAACATGTACTTAAAGGATTAGAGACTACAAAGCTTGACCTTAAAACAGCAGGACTTAAAAATGCTGATGCAGATGTGATCTCAGAAGCATTCTGTTTGGTACTTAAAAATCCAGATACACATGCTTTGATTACTAAATCATCTTAGTATTTTATTGAATTAATCTTTTAGAAAGGGAGGAAGCCTAGCTCCCTCCCTTTTTTATTTAAAATTAAACTGAAATGACAAAAACATATCAATCAATAGTATTCAAAGAACTTCATCGCCAGGTAATTGTTGAGGGGAATAAAGTGGCTGTTGACTTTACAGGAGGGGTAAACTATCCTAAAACAAAAAATGGAATATTTACTACAAACGATGTAAATATTCAAAAAGCTATGGAAGCAGACAAATCATTTAATAAAGCTTTTAGGCTTATTTATAAACAAGGTGAAGTTGTATATGAGGATAAACCTGCATTAACCGACAAAGAACATATAAAGACCTTGTATGCTCAGATTGAAGAACTAAAAGCGAAACTAGCTAAGTACGAGAAAAAGTCTGTTGTGCCTGTTATCAAACCTATTGAGGGGATTATCAACGCACAGCAAGCCAGAGCCTACCTGATAAAAGAGGTTGGTATTGACAAAAAGAGACTTCCTTCTCCGGTATCTATCAGAAATGCCGGGTTAAAAAATAATGTTTCATTCCCTGACTGGGGAGAATAAATACAAATAATATGTTAAGAGCAGCTATAATAGAAATGGTAAAGAGTAGGATTGACGAGTTATCTCCATTCGCTTCTACAGAACTTAATCCATCTATTGACCTTATTGATAGTTTGCTAAATGATAGCGATACAGAGATTAGACGTAAGATACCTGTACATCTTATAAGCCCTTCTATGTTTAGTGTAGCAGCTCTTGTGGACAATGGAGACAAAACAGGCTACATACCATTACCACCAGACTTTTTAAGGCTACATACATTTAAAATGACTGATTGGACAAGGGCGATGACAGAAGCTATATCAGAAGCTAATCCTAAATATAATCTACAAAGAAATAGCGTAACAAGAGGTGGTACTATTAAGCCTGTTATTGTTTTAAGGTGGTTAAGTGATGCTGCAAGTCCGGCATTAGGTTGCTTACAAAGTCAGACATTTGAGGCTACAGCTAGTCAGACTGCATTTGTAGTAACAGAGTTTAGCTTAAATGATGAATACATTGTATATGTTGAAGGCGTACTGGTTTCGGCAGGTCATGCTAGAGCAGGTGATGTTGTAATATTTGTTACAGGGTTAGCCGAAGGAACAGAGGTTGTAATTGTAAATTAATAGATATGGCAGCAACAAAAATTTTAGAATATTATTCAGTAAAAAACGCACATTCAGTTGATGCCCATTTATACATTGAGAAATTAGCTAAAGCTGAATCTGAACAAGATAATCTTATTGAAGTATTATCATGGCAAGCAGCGGCAGATGTATTACAAGTTATGGGAGAGGGAGAACTAGCTCAAAGAGCAATAGATAAGGTAAATCAGTTCATAGCTTTAAATACTATATAATGTGTCAACAAGGATTTACAGCCACAGATGGACAAACAGAGTTTGTTGTAACAGAGATGGAAATTACTCAGTATTATTTAGTCTCTGTAGAGGGGATATTAATTAAAAAAGGGCATCATATGAACGGCAATTCTGTAATATTTGACATAGGCTTATTGGAAGGAACAGAAGTAATAATTATAAATTAGAATAAATGAGAAAAGTATTAGTAATATTATTAGTAGTGGCTTCTCTTGTGGGATATTCACAACAAAGGAGATCCCTTTATTCAGTACCCGATAAGGCAACATATTTTATTTATACCATGCCTGCTAACTCATTTGTATATGAGACTGACAGTAATACATTCTACAGGCTTACGGTTAAATTTACTACTTCTCAAAATATGGATGATGTATTTATTAGTGGTAACTATGAGATTATTGGGAATGAATCATTTTGGAATAAAGATGGGACGGTGATGTACCCTAAATCATCTACTGATTCAATAGGTATAAACACACAAAATCCAAGTGCTAATCTTGATGTACAAGGACATGTACACGCAGAAGAGCTAACTCTTTCAAATGATACGGCAGTAAAGGTCGGCACAATAGGAACTGTAATAATAGATAGTGATATTGAAATTCCTACTTCCGGGGCGGTATTTGATTACATACAACCAATTTATGATAGCCTTGACACTCTTAGAACAGATATAAACATCAACACAACTAACATAGCTATAAACGTAGATTCTATAGCTGAACATAGGATTGATATAAATAACTTTTCATTAAATGGGTCAGTAGATGCGACTAACATATCACAAGTTGATATAGTAATAGGTAATGATACGATAAAAGAATCATTTGATCACATGCATAATGAATATGCTTTACAAACACAAATAACTGATTTTGCTCCAATAGAAGATACATCATTATTTATCAAAAGTGGGTCAAGATTATTTCCTAAAGTTATTACTGATACATTAAATATTGGATCTTCGACAACAGGTACGGCTAACTTAAATATAGATGGCTCAGGTTATTTCT